TGGGTCATACGCAACAGTTCCAACCCTGCCTTGATCTTTGCAATTTCGCATTTCAGTAGCGTAATACGCACCTTCAGCATGAATGAGGAAATCACCCTCCCAAACGTGGTCATAAATGTCTGGCCTTTTTCGTTTGTCTTCGAGCCGCTCAGTCTCCAGCACATCTGGAAACCACGGGTTGTCCCGCCAATTCATGTCAACAATAATTGAGTCGTCTGGCGTTTGCTCAACGAATCGTTTATGCGTTGCACTCTCTTTAGACTCCGGGTTGTACGTCACCCAGATTTCGCTGTTGTCTTCACGTACCGTTGGAATCAGTTTGCGCCAAGCGGTTTCACTCACCGTCTCAGCCTCATCAATCCATGCAACCAAGATACGCGCCTTAGACTTCAGACTGTCCAGTGACCTGCGCAGGCCAGCAAACGTGTAGCTGATTGCCCCATCCTTTGACTTGATGTACCTGTCACCCAGTTCGTAGTAGTCCAAGAGCCAAGGCACACTGCGAATAGCTGCCTTAACCTCTTCCAGTGATGAGTCTTCCAGCGAGTTCATAAACTCACGGCCACAAAGTATCTGGCCAGTCTTGCCTTCCATGCCCCATTGATAGCCTCTAACAGCCGTCATCAACGCAAAAGTGCGAGTCTTAGCGCTACCTCGCCCACCCTTGGCAATCCTGTACCGCGCCTTCTGTGTGAAGACTGGTATTAGCTTGGGTGGAATCGTTAGGTTAGCCTCATTCATCTGGGCCGACTAGCCTAATGACCATAGGAGCGGTAGCTAATGGCTTGCTGTCAGACGTTATGTCCTGCCTGTCGCTGTAGCCATGCTTAGTCATCATCATCTTGGCAAAACCAGCGTGATAGTCGCCCAGTAAAGCGCCCTTTGCCAGCTTTACCTCCTGTTTAGCCATGACCTTTTCTAGAATGTCGGAAAATTCTTGTTTGTCAGGGTCTTCAGCCCATGCGTAAAGCGTATCTCGGCTTACTTCTAGCTCCAGTGCTAGTTCAGCCAGCATTGGGAAATCGTGATTGTTATCAGCGTACTCTTGTGCTTTTGCTATCAGTTCAGGCGTGTATTTGCTCGGTCGCCCAACTGGATTTGGTTTAGTTGTCATTTTGTTCTCTCTGTAAACAGGTAGAGAAGGCCTATTGGTTATTGCGGTTGTTGTTGCTCGCCAAATTGGCCTAGTAAACCGCCAGCGCCAATGCCAACGGGGATTAAAGGTGCTGCTTGGAATAGCGGTACACCTTTGTCTTTACCACCCAGTGCCTTACGCATTGCTGGTGTGATGTCTATGTATCGGATTGGCTCTGCATTGCCACTCACATCAATTGAACCATCGCCTACCTTTGAGCCGTACTTCTTGGCGAACTTGTCTAAATACTTTGGATAAATGTCATCATAGTATTTTTTCATCCCTTTGCCACCAACAACAACGTTGTCTAGCTTAATGCCTGCCGCCCTATTGCCTACTGACATGGCTTCATCAGCAGCCTTCTTGCCAATCATTTCCTCCAGATTCTTACCCACAAACTCACTAGCAAGCTCGCTTTTACCCTTGGTAATGATCCCGTTTGCATCTAACTCTATGTTTATGTAATTCCCGCTATCAGTTCTTATTTGTGCGCCTCTCGTACCATCTATTTCTGGCGCGTCAATATCCATCCCAACAACCCGCTTGCCTTTTCCAAAGCGCTCTGCCTGCCTGCCACCAGTAGGTATGCCAACCCTGTCTGAGCCGTTGTCAATAGCATCCTTTACAGCCTTGCGTAGTGCCGTTTGATACCAAGTGTCTTTCATTGGCGCATCTGGAACACCCTCAGGGCGATTAGAAGTCGTAATCCACTCATCAGTAAGTCTTGCCACCTCTTCGCCCAGCCTTTTTATTTCAGCGTTCATTTCTAAAAATAGGCTCATCTCTGAATCTGGCAAATCCGCCGCCTGTTGAAGCAATTGAGACCTTTTTTGTTCAACAGATACAAGTTCTTTTTGAACGTCTGTCACACTTTTTTCAAGACCTGTTTTATACCCTTGTTCCCGTCCAGCCTGATGCCAGTCTGACTGCACCTCTTCAATCAAGGTCATCTTCTTGCCGTCAACGTCCACACGGTCGTTTAAGCGTAAGTGCGCCATGACGTTTGGCTCATCCCAGTGGCTAGACTGGTATGGAGTCTTCTTGTTTGATAGTTGCTCTGTTCGCCACTGCAAGAATCCAGTGCGGTCTGCAACTGCTTCTGACTCAGTGATACCTTTCAACGCTGCGTATTTCGACACCGTTGGTTTTTCCACTGGCAACGTCAACAACACCTCCCGGTAGTTTTCACCACCCGGCATTGTGTATGACTCGTACCTTGGGATTTTAGGACTTGGAACAGCGCCGTCATATTGCTCCCATGCAGTACTAATTTGGTCAGCCAACCCCCAATTGCCGTTATTTTCAGCATCAAAAATTGCATTTTGCCATTCGACTGCTGACTTATAAGGGTATGGGTTTTGAGACGCTTTGACCGTCTGCCCAACCTCTACGCGGTTAGCCTGCAAGAAATCAACCAGTTCTTGCTTGGTAGCCTGTGGACGGTTTGCAAACGCATCCAGCACACCAGTGGCTTGAAGTTCGTCTTTCTTTACGTCAGCGCCCTTCATTAAGTCGTTGAGTAAAGCCTGACCAGTGCCTTTGTTGCGAGGTAGGTTCAATGCAGCCTGTTCTGCCGCGCTGTAGAAGCCAGCGGGTGACACGGGTGCAGTTGGTGTTGTCGGTATAGCTGGGGACTCTGGCATCATCCTTGGAGCAAGTCCAGTTCGAGCCATGTAGCTTTCCATAGCATTGCCGACCATTGGCTTTGCCGCTTGCATACCTCGTTGCGTCTGAGACATGATGGCGTTGTTGTTTAAGCCAAGTGCGCCTAATATTGCGGCCTCTGGTAAAACAGGAGGTAGCCTCAGAAAATCCGCTGCTCCACCGACAGCGCCTCCAACAGTCCCAAGAAGACCCCTAGTGGCCTCACCTCTTGGTTGGTACGTCAGCCTATTTGTCATTTCAATGGCAGCGCGGTCAGCCTCTCTGCCGCCTTGGATTGTCCCGTAGCCCGGACTGGTCACGCCTTTGTAAATACCGTAAGCGCCGCCAGCAAAAGGTGCAACCGCACCAGTGCCAAGCGTAGCCATAGTTTCACCAGCGTCAGTTAGGTAGTCCCAAATAGTTTTAGCCATTACTTCTTGACCTTTTTCTTTGGTGCGGTCGGCCTAGTCATTTCTGGCATTCCATACTTGTCCTCAAACGCAAGCATAGCATCCAGCAAGCCGCGCTCTTTTCGCAACTCTTGGAAGCCTTTTACCCTGTCCACAACTTCCGGCGTTATAAACTGGGATGCGCCCTCTTTTCGTCTAGCCAGCGAGGTCAACAAAGACGACCTATTAAATGCGTTGTCCTTTTTGTTTTCAGCAGCAAAGGTGTAACGCATATCGTTAATCGCGTCCGGCATAAATACTTCGGCAGGCATATTACCCCCAGTGCCTAAGTATTGTGCAGAAAAGTCAGTGTCGTATGTTCGGTTGTTTGACTTGCTTAGGGTTACAGGGTCTTTGCCATGCGTAATCACTGTATTCATCCCAAAACCAGATGGGATACCAATCAGATCAGGGTCTGATATGGCGTTGTATAGGTCAGCCTTGTTGTAGCCAAAAAACTTTTCATTTGGCTGGCTTCGCATGATGGACATCAACGCTTTACGGTAATCGCCGCCATTTGGACTTTTTAATTGCGCTTGGCCAATTTGGGTAGCAATACCAGCAAACGGCGCTTTTTTGGCCAGTAATTTATGGCCAGCCATTGCGTCATCAATTTCAACAGCTTTTGCGTCTGTTAGCTTCGGCAATATAAAGCTGTCCATCATTACGTCTAAAGGCTGTACTGAAAAGTCCTCACCAAACGCCCCCATTGTCATGGCAGACTGGTCTATTTCTCCAGTGCCGCCAGCCGCAAGGTTTTGTTTCCTAGCCACTGTAACGCGGTCACGAATTCGTTTGGAAATGCCCTCGTTTGATGATCCACCAATCTTTGCCTTAATGTGGCCCATGTCTCGCGCAAACATCTGGCCACCATGTGTAACCTCTTGGGTGTTTACTGGCTCATCAGAAACCGAAAGCACACGGCGGTTTCGGCTTGAGTTATCCCAAGGCATCAAAAGCATACTTGCGCCTTTGCGGTCTTCTATGTTAAAGTCCTTTTTTGGGGCAATGCCTCCGACATCTTCAGTGGTATAGCGAGTGCCTGCGCGGTGGCCTTTTTTTAAAGTGTTCTCGTAAATTGCAGGGCGCAATCCACTTGAGTCCATGTAGTCATCTATTTTGTCGGCAATGTAAGGGCCAGCCTTACGCCCAACAGCAGACCCTGCACGCCCAATACCGCCAGCAACCGCATACGGGTCAATGCCACCGGATGCTATTTCAGCACCAAGTCGAACGTTTCTCAAAGTTGGGTCGCTTGACTCCGTTGGGCGAATGCCATACCGGGTCGCTAAATCTTTAAACCAGTCACTACCGCCAGCAGTTTTACCAATATCTGCACCAAGCGCCGCCATGAGGCCAGAACTTAGATCAACAGGCCCACCCGCTACATCGTAGGCGAGGTCACCAAAGCCAGCGAGTAATGCGTTAAGTACATCGCGGTTTGCAGGCTTTCGGCGTGTATCTTGACCCACAGGAGCGGCAAAGGCCATAGCCTCTGGGTCGCCAAGTAGATCAAGTAAATTTTTAGCCATATATAGCTATTTTACCAAAAAAAACGCCCACCGCAAGGGGTAGGCGCAAGTTGGGTTGAACCAACTGGAGAGTGCTATTAGTCTAACCGTTCTTTGTTCAGCCGTCTAGCCTCTTCTGCATAGTGCCTTGCTATTTCAATCAAGCCTTCTTTCGTGTACTTGCGCAGCACGTTGTCATTTTCCAGCAGGTCAAGTTCTTTTTTGCCTATTCGCTTTAAAAGGCGCTTGCGGTATTCGACCACATTACCTGCCAAGAAATTATTGCAATTTTTGCATTGTCCCCAGCAGTTCCATTCCACAAAACGCATATTTACCGCGCTGCCTGTACTCCGAAAATGACCAGCGTCAGTGGTGTTGGGCGCTGGGTCAAACGGCTTGTCACAGCTTATGCAAGGCTTACCGTAGTCTCTAGCCCTGATGAATGCGTTGAAAGCAGTCTGGGCCTTCTTCACCAGTTGCGGCTTGGTCTGCAAAGCGTCCAGCTTCAGCTTAGTTTCTTTTTTGTCAGCCCTGACAGCTTTCGCCGCCATCTTTTTGGATATGTCAATTGCGCAGAGGTAGCTGCACACTACCTGCATGGGTCTGTCTGCTGTGAACACTTCACGGCATCCTTTGCACCTTTTAGTCATTTATCGTCACTCCATTTTGAGCCGCCCAAGCCATGCAGAATTCTGTGAACTCACTGGCCTGCAACTTGGTAAATTTACGGGTCTGCTCACCCAATTGGACTATGCCATCGCCAGTAAGATTTGGCACAACTCGACCGACACGCTCACCTTTTTCAGCAAAGTAGGCATCGACCAACAATCGCTTCCAGCTTTCTGCGTCCCATTTGCTCCCGGCGTGTTCGGCCTGCGCACTTACTTGGGAAATAATTGAGTGAAACATAGAATTCTGCTCTACAGACCTGCTCTGTAGCTTAACACTCACCACTAACGCAGCCCCACCGTCCAGCGCCTCTTTCATCGTAGACCACAGTTGTCGCATCTGCGACACGCCTTGTTTGCTGTTATGTATTTGTATCAACATATTCTGTAAGCCTCACCTTTGTCATACAAGTGCGAATGCGCTCCATGTGGGACGCGCCGCTCTTCTTTGTAATCTTGTTAAATGCCTCACGCAGCCACTCACGCTGGCTGGCCTTGTCTCTTGCGTGATACATCTGGACTAGCAGTCTTGCATCGGCCATGTCGTTGATCTGGCGCTGCTCATATGCAATGCGCTCGTAGTTGGCTCGTTGCTCATTCGTAAATTTCGGCCAAGTCGCCCGTTGATTTGAGGGCTTCTGAAATGACGTATTCGCTGTATTGCTCACTACCATCCCTCAGTTGGTTAAGAATCTTGCGTGCAGTTTCTATTGGCATTACAACCCTTTAAAAGCAAAGCCGTACAGCACGCCAGCAACAAAGCTGACTACACCGACCGCACAAGCAAATGCAGTTACAAAATAAAAGTCAATGCTTGACGGGTGATTTAAGTACTTTAAAACCAAGTTTCCAAACTTGTAAATGCCGTTTTTGTGTGTCATAAGGTTTGTTCTCCAAAGTGTTAGTTGAATCATTTGCCTGCCCTCGCAATTTCCATCTTAATTTTGTAAGCCCGTCTCCGGTCGTGGGGTGTTCGTTTGGGCTTTGGTTTGTCCATCAAGTCGCCAGCGGCGTAGATCGGCGTATTAAAGCGACCAATGGTGTCCGCACGCCAGCCACAGATGTGAACCAGCTTGTGGTCGTGAATCGTTCTGACCCACCTGTAAGCCGTCACCATGCCGATTTCCAGCTCATGGGCCAAGTCGTGGGCGCTCATTTGGCGCTCTGAGAACGTAAACAACTTCCAAGTCTTGGCAAGCAAGTGCTGATTGACTGAAATAACTTTACGCATCTTGAATTACTTTCGCCCGCTTTGCTTTTAGTGTGCTGAAGACCAGCTTGATTGCAGTTTCAAGCGAACCAACCGTGGCCACTTCTAGCTGCGCAGTATGGACATCAAATCCAGCTTGAATCAATTCAAACTCACGGCCTTGGCAAATAAACTTACCTTCTAACGTCAAAGACCGCACACAAACGTCCTGAAGGGCGCTTAGAGCGTTTAAAACATCTTTGCGGTACTTGCGCCCCACATTCATCATGCAGTACGCCTCACAGACGTTTAGAGCCTCAATGACTACATCAGCTTCTAGCTTGGTTGCAGTGCCTTCGCCAAGGCTGTGCAAGGCACTCATGTTCTTTAAGTTCAGTGTTGTGTAAAAAGACTTCATGCCCGAAATGGGTGAAATGCTTTCAGTGACAAACTCCATCGTGTTTACTCGCACAGGCTTGGGTACGTACTTTGACTTCTTACGCATTTTTTACTCCTAAAATTCCACGCATCATTTCTCTGATGTGTGCTGGTGGCGGTGCGCCTGTTTTGTGGTCGTCTTCAACCTTGCGGAGCGCTGTGTCTTGGCTGTACGGCACAGTGCTGCGAACAACGTCTGAAGCCTGTTGTGCAAACGATGCCTTGGCAGCAGTTTGCTTGCGAACCCAATTGCGCCATGTTGCATCCCAATCCAGCTTGACACCCTTTGAGCCGGGAACTGATGACCAGTAATCCTTGAACTCTTCAAACACCTTACGCAGTTCCAAGTCTGGTCGTTCGGCTTTTGACCATGCAACCAATTCAGCATTAGGCTTCCAGTCTGCTGGCAACCGCGTACCACGCGTTGCTGTTCGCTCTTTAATTGGTTTATGGTTAATGGTTAGTGGTTTATGGTTAGGGTTAATTTGGCTTTCATCTGGGTTAGCCAAAATAACCGACTGGGTTTTCTTTGGCCTACCGCCTAGCATCCCGTTGGTTTTGTTCTTTGCAGATTGGCCGTGATAGTCCTTAATCTCCATGTCGATGCGGCTCTGTGTGTAGCCGTTTTCGGTCTGTACAAAGAAATCAGCCAGCACATTATGCAAAGCTGGTTCATGTTCAGAACCCAGACTTAACCGCCGCATAACCACTTGGGTTTCTAACGGTATTGGCTTTTCATCAAGGTAGTACCAGTCAATCAATTGACGGTAAATGCTGTGTTCTACGGTAGACAGATGGCCAGTGTCTTTCCGATAGTCAGCAATGTTAAATTTGTAGTAGTGCATACAGCCGCTTTTTAAGCCCCAAGAAAGAAACAACGGCAAGAGAAGGGGTAACTCCTTTCGGTCGGGGAGCAAATCCCAACCTAGCCGCGTCTGTAAAAACTATACCACGAAATCTGGGTCTGTCACCCACTTTGGTTTTTTCCAGCCACTTTCTTTTGGTAACGAAATTCCATGTACTTCGTAATCACTTTCATCAATATCATCACCATCGCAAACCAGTAACATACAAGCACTACCACTGTACATTTTCTTTATTTCAACGCTGTACGGGTCGATGTGGCTGTCAATTTGCCAGAAAAGGTCTACCATATTTTGCGCAACCGCAAACCCTACCCAGACGCGGGACTTGTCCTCTGTCACCGCTCTAAAGCTGTAAGCAATCATTAGTCTGTTCCTCCAAAATTTTCTTTGTTTAGGTCTACACGCTGTATTTTTTCAGCAGCCATGACGCAGTTGAACTGCAAGCTGTTAAGCCACAGGACGGCTTCAATATCTCCATGCGGTAGCTGACGCATCAGCACATGAAGGTCTTCAATAAAGGTTTGGAAAGTTGTGTTCATACATCATTATTTGTGTGCAAATTTATTTTACACAAGTAGGGAAAACCCCTAAACATTGGTGTGTGTTTTCTATATCATAATAAACACATACCAACCCAGCAGGAGATTCAAATGAAGCACTACCCAAACCAATATCTTATTCGCGGCTTTATAAAAGACATGCAGGCCAGCAAGTTTAGCTTTATCTGCGCAGCGTTAGCACCCAAGGATTGCCTTGCACTCAAGACCTACCAAATTCGCACGGTCAAAGCAGTGTTGGCTTATGGCTGGGACTGCCTCGGCAACTGCACCGTTTTGACCAAGACAGGTTACGTCATGCAGTTGACAAAAAAAGAATTTTTGAAAATGCAAAAAGTAGGGTAAACCCCCTATTAAAACGTGTTTATCTTGATATAAGATAAACACATCGCAACACAACAGGAGTTTCCAAATGACACAATACGCAAACCACATCGCTTACTCAGATGTCAACCCATTTGAGGTTGTCCGCGCCGTCAGTGGCAAGACAATCGAAGTTCGTGAGATGAGCGCAACAAAAGACGACAGCGTGAAAATGGACTTTCATGTCGGCGGCTTTTCTGCCCACTGCTCAAACCAACGTCAACAAAAATGGTTTATCACCTCAGACGAAACCGCTCAAGTCATTCGCATTCGCCTTGGCAAAGATGGCTGGAAAGACAAGCATGGTCGCCGCTTCAAGTTAAACGACCAGCCAATCAAGTTTTACGACTACAACTTTTAAACCAACGGGGCGAAAGCCCCAACTAAGGAAAACCAAATGAGCAAAATGCTAGAACTCAGTGCCAAACGCTTGGAAGACATCAGGGCCAAGTGGCGTACAGACACTGGTGACGTTGAAATGGTTGAGATGTACCTAAGCATGGGTCGCACACCGAAAGGCTACACAGACGATCAAGCAGGGCGCACAGCACGCATCCTTGACTTGAACGGCAGACTAACATCGGCACAGGTGGCCAACATCCGCAACGCGCTGCTGACCTTGGCCAAAGAGACACCGCCAACTGACCCAGAAGAAAAAACAAAAAGAAAGTACACACGCCGTCTTTCATCTTGATTTGTGTGTTATATTTAAATCTAATTGGAGAGTAAAAATGACTGAGCATCTAAAAAACGTCTACACTTTAAACAGCCAAGGCGAACGCAAACTAGGCCAGCTTCTTGGTCAAAACAAGACAGACTTTTACATTGACTGTCTCTTGGATTTGGAGTCATTAAAAGATCAAAACGATGCAGCCGTCATCGTTTATGAGGGCGCTACCGTTCATTTTGACGATAGTGATTTTGACGCAATGTTAATTGCAAACTAAAAAGGGAACATAGTTATGTCTATACATCAAATTGCCATTGAGAAAGCCATCAGGATGCTTTCAGCAAGTGGCGCTACCTACCACATCAAGACAACCGACAAAGAGTGGGGCGCACCCATACAAGCCGTCAAACTCAAGCGTAATGCGCGATACGGCTACGGCACGTTGACTAACCACTTTGCACCTTTTCTCAAGGACATAAAAGTGGGTGACGTTGCGCTAATCCCATTTGGGGAATTCGACAAGGAGTCTATTCGAGGCGCACTGTGCGGCCACCTGAGCCATCATTGGGGCAATGGCTCTTACATGATTCACAGGGCACCCGACAACATTGAAGTATTGAGGTTAGCATGAGCGTACACATCAAACTGATGCAAGCCAGAATAGACTTGCAAAGCGCACCTCTTAAAAAAAGTGGCACTAATAAATTTGCTGGCTACTCGTATTTTGAACTGCACGACTTTTTGCCAGAGATTCAAAACATTTTCTTTCGCATAGGACTGAGTGGCTACATATCTTTTGGCAAAGAGTTGGCCACTTTAACTATTACAGATGTGCATGACCAGACTGAAATTGCAATCACCAGCCCGATGGAGCCAGCAAACTTAAAAGGTATGCATCCTGTGCAAAATTTGGGCGCAGTGATTAGTTATATTCGCCGTTACCTCTGGATGGTAGCCTTGGAAGTTGTGGAGCATGACGTATTGGACGCAGGCAAGCCGCTAGAAGCCAAGAAAGACCCAATCATCACACCCAACCAAGGCGCACGCGAGTTGGTCACAGATGACGAAATGGCTGAACTGGTAGAGCTGGCCGATATGTTGAAAGAAGCGGTCACAGAAGACCCAGCTAAGGCTAGACAGATTGTCATTAGCGCTAACTTAGAAGAAGCTCAGAAACTCGCACTGTGGACGCTGCTGGACTCTAAGACCCGCGCATCACTCAAGAAGAAAGACTAGCTATGACTGCAAAACAAGAACGCGACCGCGTATTGGCAATGCTAGAGCAAAAGCGGAAAAGGTGGATTAATGAGGCTAGAGCCGTTGCTAAAAAAATAGGCAAGGCCAACGGCGAGGTAACCATTAACGACTTGCGCAAGGTTGTAAGCCTGCCAGCGGGTTATCACGTAAACACTTGGGGCGCAGTCCTGCGCGGAAAACAATTTAAGCCAATCGGCTACACCAATGCGACACATCTTGCATCACACGCCCGTACTGTGCGGGTCTACAAAATCATTGACATAAAGGAATAAATCATGGCTTTCGAACAACGGGACAATTCAGGTTCTATATTTCGCAATGAAAAGAAAGAAAAAGAAAATCACCCGGACTACAAGGGTTCATGCATGGTTGGTGGCGTGGAAATGTGGATGAGTTCATGGCTCAAAGTGGGCGCAAACGGCACAAAATTTATGTCGTTCAGCTTCCAGCCTAAAGAGCAACAAGCCCAACAGCCAGCCGCTAGGCAAGCCGCCAAGCAAGCGCCTGCGCCTGCGCCTGCGTTCGATGACGATATGCCTTTCTAAAGGAAAATACTATGGACAAAAAAGACCCAAAAAAATACTGCTCAGTGCGGATGTCGCTCGACCTGTTTACTCGCATTACTGCGCTAGCAAGCCAACAGCAACGGTCGTTTACAGGACAGGTTTTATTCCTACTTGAAAAAGCGCTTGCTTGCAAGTAAAGAAATTACTTAAAAAATAACTTGAAAGGGCTTCAATTTGTGTTGCGATGTGTGTAGAATAAACACATCGCAACACAATAGGAGATTCCAAAATGACCAAAGAACCCGTATTCATTCGCCAGCACAAAGATGACTGCGAAATAATTGAAATTTACTCGCTGCGTAAGACCAGCCAAGGCACCCAGTTAATCTTGTACGCCAGTGTCCACCTAGACCTTATGTGCAACTTAGGATTTGACTGGGCTACAGATGAACTTGCTGACTTCCAACTGGCGCTGGTTTCCAAATGAAAGGCTACAACACTGGCAAGGTGGTCATTGGATGCCGCTATGAGCCACCTAGACGGTCGCATATGGACGATTTAAACATTTGGTGGCAGATTATGCTACTTGCAAGAAAAAAATCGCTCTGGGCGCGTTTCAAGCGGTTTATGCAATAGGAGAAACAGAATGACAACTAAACAACTAGCAAAAAACCTGCTGGCTTTGAAAGAGAAGAACACATGACACGAGAAGAATTGATGGCAGACAGCACGCAGTACTGTTGCTACTGTGGTGGTGAGAAAGTGCGGTTTCAATGCTGCGGTGAGAATCACTTCCAGACATTTGCTGAAATGTCTACCGATGAGCAGGACGAGTTCTTGGACAACGAGGAGTGCGCCCCGCTGTATACATCAACACAACAACATAAGCCTTGGGTTGGGCTGACGGATGAGGAAATCTGGAGTGTTTATACGCAAGTGGACTCAATGCAATATATGGAATTTTCTCACGCCATTGAAGCCAAATTAAAGGAAAAGAACAATGGCTAAGTTAATCGACTTCCCTATCGGCCTAGATGAAGGCGAGACGCGCCTTGACCTTGACCCAGACGCGGTATTGACTGGAGCAGTAGGAATGCTAAAAGAGGTGGTGATTGTTGGCTATGAAGCTGACGGCTCATTGTATTTTGCAAGCACCCGCGCCAATGCGCCTGATGTGCTGTGGCTACTGAAACAGGCCGAGCAGAGACTCTTGGCTATCGAGCGGGAGATGAAGAAATGACCAAAGAAGAAGTTATTGCAATGGCGCGTGAGGCTGGATTCATGCTCCGTTCGGAATCAGTGGACGGCGAAAGTGATTGGTGGGAATGTTTCGATGAGGAGATTGAGAGCTTTGCAAAGCTGCTCAGGAACGACTACAGCAACAAGCATGCACAGTTGTGGCTCAAGCGGATTGACGAGGCGGTGCTGGCAGAGCGTGAGGCATGTGCTAAGGCGGCTGGCCCTGAAGATTCGTATCGGGATGAGTGGTTTAACGCTAAAGCCGACTCAGTAAAACATATTCTCGCAAGGAGAAACACATGAGCGATAGACAAAAATTCCTAGACGAAATTTCTATTGCACGCAGCATGACATTCAGCAAGATGGATGGCATTTACAACGACCCGCCCAAGCCAGCTGTTAGACCGGGCGCTGATGACCATGACAGGTATCCTAGCCGTGTCGGGAACAGCCTGCACTTCAAAGACGGCAAGCAGGACAAGGTCAAATGATTTGCCCAGAATGCAATGGTTGGTGCGAGGTCAAAGAGACTCGCCAGCGTGCAAATGGGTCGACATATCGGCGTTACGTGTGCGCCAACGGTCACCTCTTTTCAACAAAAGAAGTGGTCGTTGCAGGTCGGTCAAAGAACCCCGTTGGAGTATTGAGTGCGCCCGTTAACCCTACGCGCAGTAAGAGTCTGGCACTTTAGGTCTGCCGCGTCATAGGAGCAATGCACCCAGCCTGAGTCTGGGGCGCCGTTATAAAACTCAAGTATCAGTTGCGTATAAGTTAACGAGTCTCGGATGTATATAGCTAACTCGCGATTGTCCATCCCAAGCGCCTCAAAATCGGCTGCGTAGCCAAAGCAGTGATGCGAGGTAGCGCTGCCACCAATCGCTTTATTCACTTCTGGCGAACGGTAGCCGCTTGTAACAATGACTGGGCCAAACTTGTCGCGCAACGGTTGCAGGATGTTGTCAGTCAATGCTTGCAGTTTTTCAATGACAAGCGCAGATGGGGTGTTAAATATGCCGTTGCGAGTTGCCGCCTCAGACTTGGTAAGTTCGTTCAGAGAGAAGTTTGCCGACAGCTTCATATAAATTCGTCTTTCTTTATTTCTATGCAGACAAGTTTAAAACTTGCAACATCTAAGTCTGTGGCCAGCTTCTGTCTGACCGCGTAATTTTTCTGTTCACACTCGCTGGCCGTTGCCGTTAGTTTTCCGTTAGCAAAGCCGCAGTTGCCACTTGTGAGGCAAATAAAAACAACAGGTAGCCAGAACGACATAACGTACTCCAGATTATTTTTTTGCTTTCATGTCAATGATTTTTTCAAGCGTTCGGCCGCCAAAGTAGAACGACATGATTAGCATCCCCCACTGGCCGAGAAGCTCAATGTAGGCCGAATTTGCGTCAAGACCAAAAGCCGACATCATTGCAAACGTGAAATAGCCCACTAATATGGCTAGGAGTGTCATAGGGCGTATATTCTTGGACAGCCAACTGTCACTACCCATGTCCGCTTTTAATCGCTCTGTGAGGTTTCCTTGCTCTGTCTTGTACAGGTCAGCTTCATTGGCCATCTTTGCCAGTTCGCCGCTTTGCTCTAACGCTGCGAGTTCTAACTGCGCCTGCGCTTTGGCTGTTGGGTCTGGAATAAGTTTGTCAATCAGCTTGCTGCCGATATTGAGTAGTCCCGCTAGTGCAATCATTGTTTGTTTCCTTAAATTAGAACGTGCCACGTTTGACAATGAGCCAGAC